AATGCAGTTCAACGTTGTATGCAGCGTCTGGTGTGGGGCCAAGGATAAAGCTCAACTCATCTGTAATGACACTTGACGCAACGGTCGGACCGAACAAAGCGTAATATTGGGGCAAGCCAGTAGTCGTAGGGTTTGGGTACGCCGCTCTGATGTAGTTCACATCTTTGTTCAGTAGATACTCATACGCGCCCGTAGCATCAATTACTGCCATAGAAAACACCGACATAAAGTCGGTTGGGCAGGAAAGGTACTTATTACTTACGGCGGTCACGCCTGTAACGTTTCTACGCAGCGGCGGAATCTGTACAGAGTTATAGATGCGCTCTTCGGCTTGCGTAATAAACGTATTGATCTGTTCAGTGCCGGTAGACGTGGTTGTGCCTGTACCTGCTACGTTCGTCCACGTATTAGACGGGAAGTCGTTTTGCAGGTAATTCTTAACGTCAAAGAACAGTTCGGTGTATGTCATGATTAACCCATAGGACCACGAGCCATCAAGCCTTTAGTAGCCGCGCCTGTGCCACGGATTTTGATGCCAGTTGTTTTAGGCTCTGAGTAGTTACCCTTACTAATACCGGCAACAGAGATGTTCATCTCAGTCATGCACTTGGCACCAGATTCGTCTTTTGAAGGCGTTGCCTTAATTGCTTTACCGTTCATATCGTGTGGCTCCGCGTAAACAGCAGCTTGGCCTACTTCTTTGCCACCCTGCTTTTGTGAATATTTAGCCATGATTAACCTGTTTTCTGATTAGCAACTTTAGCCATACCACGACCCAAAGCCATTCTCTGCTCAGAAGTAACGCCGCCCTTTGCCATCTTCTTGGCACCGTGCATACGCTTCTCATGGGCTTTAACTTCCGCCTTGGCTACTTTCTTCATGTTGTCCATATAAACTCCTAAGTAATCGTTACTGTGCCCACTACGCCAGTCGATGTCAGGTAGTTGGGCGTTAACCCTGCATCGTTTCCACTTGCACCGCCAATAGGACGCCAACCCCACTGAAATACACGGCTACCACCGCCTACCGTACCAAAAGCATCCTCAGAAGCCGAGGGTGCTGGCGGCGATACCACTAATTGCAAGCCTGTATAACCTGACTGCCTATAACTATTATCTGGTCTTGGCTCCCGTACTGCTTGTGGGTCACTTACCGGATACATGCCTAATTGTAACTGTGGCTGGTCCTGCTCCCAACATGTTTTACATACTTTAATCGAGACCTGCTTAGTCTTGATCGTGAGCTTCTTCAGCTCCTTTAACTTGTAGCGAAACCCACACCGATCACATTCGGAGATACTGTGTTTCGCACTGGAAAACCTGTTGCCCATAACTTAAAAGAACATTTCACGTGGAACAAGTCTATCTGCCGCCTTCTCGCGGTCTTCCGTCGATGCCCATTCCCAAGCCTCGTCGTACATAGCCTTCAACCCCGCAACACGGTCCGGCGCTACCTCGGGCTTCTTCACAGCCAACATGTACGCTAAACCTGCCACCAAGCAGTTCTGGAAACGGAACGGAATATCAATCACGTTCGTGCCGGTACCGGCATCGTAAATGCGCTTTAAACGCCAGTAATAGAACACGTAATATGGCTGCAAAGTAGTGCCCTGATCGGGCGCAGGCCACACATTAATTTGTGGGTGCTTCGCAGCCGCCGGTAAATTCGACCCTACGTTTTGCCCTGATTGGCGATTAATCCAGACCTGAATTGGACGGCCTTCAGCCAGCTTATTAGGGATAGTCGAATAGGTGGAGACGCTGATACGGGTGATGTTCAGATCAGTCTGGTTAGGACCCTGTCCGGAATCAGTGCGAATAACATGCTCCACCAAATCCACGGTATCGTCAGGTAGATCATAAGTCGTTACTCCCTGTGCCAGATTTATGTAGCCCTGCTCGATAGTCCACAGGTTGATACCACGATTCGCCCAGTCGCCAATCAGGAAGTTCAACGACCGACGCGCAGTACGGAAGTCGTAGCCCGTGCGAAGTTCTAAGCCACAACGCTCAAAAGCCTCTTCAAATATTTCGTTGAGGTCAGGGTTAAACGCAGTTGTGTTTGTAGAAAATGCCATTACCTAAACCCCGATGTTTTCTTTGCAATACCTTTAGGTTGCGCTACGAACTGCTTCCCTGCTTTTTTCCCTGCCCGCTTTGCTTTGGTAGTCGCCGCATATTCTGCGGGGCTTAGCGCCTTAATCGCCTTTTCCGGCAGGTACCGCTCACCGGTCTTTGACGACGGCTTACCGGACTTAGTACGCCACTTCTGGTCTCCCCAGTTTTTCAGAGATTGCTGTGGCGCTTTCAATCTCTGTACCCACCGCCAGCGGCTTTATACTTCTTAGCCACGAGTTGTGCCTTACGGGCTGACCACTGACCTGCACCGGTGCCCTGAGTTGCTGCAGCTTTTACTTGGCTTACGATCTTCTTACGCATTTCGGGCTTGGTGTAGTTACCAGCGGCGTTTACACCAGACTTTGTTTTGCCACCCTCTTTATACTGCGTAAAGTCGGTGTCATCCCGACGGGCTTTTTTCTTCCCGCCGGGCATCTTAGAAGGGTTAACTGCACCCATACCGCGTGATGGCATCATTAGCAGGTACGTCCGCCGGACTTCATCATGACTTGCTTGGCTTTGGTTTTGCCTTTAGAAGCAATACCGTCAGCCGACTTGTGACCGCCAGCCAGACCACCAGAAGCCATCTTCTTCGTAGCCATACCACCTTTTTTCATTGGCATCTTGTCTTTCTTACCAGCCATTTCTTTCTTCTTAGCAATCATCTCCATGAACGGATTTGATTTTGCCATACCGCCTTTTTTCATACCGCTCATGGCCGAACGTTTTGCTTCATCGGACTCTTGTGAGCGCGTTTTAGATTCTGAAACTGGTTTGACTGGCATACCGCCTCCTGATTTAGTGAACTCTTTACCCACGGATTGTGGAACTCCTGCTGCTTTAGCAAACTTGGGGTTGTGAGCCACAGCTTGCATAAACTTTTCCTGCTTTTTTGATACTGTTGGCATCAGACCATTTTGCCGCGAGTCTTACCACGCTGGGCAATGCCGTCTGCACGTTTAGATGCAGTCATGCCGCCTTTTTTCATGCCGTACTGTTTTGTATTCTCAGCTGCGCTTTTCCCTGCGTCTTTCCTGTCCATCGCGTCCATCAGTTTTACAATATCAATACCGCGATTTTCTTTTTCCTTGGCAGCTTTATCTAACGCCTTACCTTTTGCAGTTTCCGCCATACGATGAATGTCATCGCCCGTTTTTCGAACGCCTTCCATGTATGTATCTTTCATACCCTTAAGTGTACCGCCGACGCTATAGCGTTTAACGGAGCCGCCAGCTTTTTTACCTGTTACGGCTTCGGCAGCTTTGTTAATCTTGGCAGGCATAGAGTCAGGGTTCTTCTTATCCCGCTCTTCCATGCGCTTTTTCGCCGCAGCGTTTTGCTCAGGTGTGCCCATGACGTTTTCGTACATGCGTGTAGGCAGTGATTTCTCAGCCATTTTCTTCCTCTTTTTTCTTGCGGATGATCTCCACAAAAGATTTACCTGTAGCCATCTCAGCTATGCGCATCAACGTCCAGATCATAGCGACTAGACCGAATAGAGGTGAGAGCATATTTAAGAAAGATAAAAACGCTGTACCCGCAGATAACACGTCCAGCGTTTGTTTTACGATATCGTGGTTTTCGCTCATATCAGCACTTCCATGCTCTTAAAGATTTGTTAATCCGGCTGTTCGGGTCGTTCGCGGTTTTGGACGAGGTGAGCTTCTTTTTCATTCCAGACATCCGGGCGCAGAACGACTTTTTCCTTGCGCCGCCTTCCGGCTGGGGTGCTTTCAACCCCGGCTTCCCCGGATTCGCTGCGTTGTAGGAGGCGCGCCCTTTGGCGTTTAGACCACCCTTGGGATTCTTGCCCTCTTTCCTTGTCCATGCTGGGGACTTAGCCATAGAACACAACCGCCGTAGTCGTTGCGCTTACCACAGCGGAGACGTTGGAGTTACATTTAATGCCTTCTCCGGGGAATATCATGTAGATAGAACCCGCCGCCGCTGGTGCAGTAAAAGAGAACATCGCTGTGCCGCCTGTGCCGTCGTTTAAAACAACCGTGGCACCGGTGGAATAGCTAATAGATATACCTTTGATGCGTGTGGGGCCACCAAAAATAGTGGTCGTCGCGTTCGCTGCCGCTGCCGCGCTTTTAACATCTGTTTGCATCATAATAATCTCCTTGTTTTAAAGGGGGCCGAAGCCCCCCAGATTATTAGTTTTGCGTAGACGTTGGGTTAGCAGCGCCGTCAGAATTACGGACGATGTATTCAACAGTAACAGTCACCGTACCGGCAGTAGCGTCAGCAGTAGCTGCGGTAAACGTACCAAAGATGATTGCGTCAGTTGTGCCAATGCTGTCATAAAGACCTGAAGTAGCCGCTGCAATGGTAGCTGGAGAAGTCTGAACCGCCGTAGCGCCAGTGTTGACCGAAGCCATATACAGGTTGGAAGTGCCGCTGCTACCGATGGTAACGCCGCAGTTAGTCGCGCCGGTCAGGGCTACGTTAACTTCAAGGCCAAAACGGACGATCTTAGCGCCAGCAGGGAGCACAAACATTTGCTGTGCCGCAGGAGTTGCCAGAATGACAGAAGTAGGAGCCGTGTAGG